TTAAGCCTTTGATTCCATTGGGTTTTTCTTTGGTAATGGCTTAACACTGAAAATTTGCATCTCTGCACCAAACTTAGTTTGTTGCTCTGTAAACTCAATTTCTACTTCTTGGCCATTGTCTGCACACTCTTCAAGAATCGCTTGAATCTGTTCAATAGGCATCATTCCAGCAGCTGGTTTTAAATTGTATTTAACTGGTGAAAATACAGTTGTAGACAAATAACAAGTTGGTTCGCCAGTTTTCTTATTTTCACCACGGTAAACAGATGGAAAAATTGTGCGTTTGTTAAATGATAATTGCATGATAAAAACCTCTCTTTAGGCAACTAGATGTAAACCCTGATTCTTTGGGCTGTATTGTGAAACTGGTTGAACGTAATCTGGTGGCAATTGATCTGCCATCTTGAGTTCGAATAAACGGACAAATGGGATGACTTTACCGTTTGGATTCTTATGTAAATTCTGTAGATGAGAACGGCTAATACCGCAGCTAATAAGCTCTCTTTCACGTTTATAGAAACGTGATTCCAAATGTCTGGACTTTACTTTTTTATAACCATCAATACGCAATGATCGATAGAAATCAAAGGCGTTATAAGCCTTGGTATAACTAGGATTACCTTTCTTGGTATAGGTAACCAATTTAGATTTAAGTAAAGCTTCTAATTCATCATCACTTGCGAAATTCATATATTCACCCTCCATAGTCTTAAGGATTGGGTCAAACGCTACGTGCCAGAGGCGTAGCAATAATTCTGGCTGTTCATGTTGCAGCTTAATAAGCTGAAATAAATTCGATGGATAACCATTCTTGGTTAAATAAGTCTTACAAATACGAGCTTCTAGACGTAAAACAGCATTAGCAAATTGCAAAGCACCATTCATAGCAATAACAAGCGATTTAGAGCGCATACAACCCTTATCTGCTTTCTTCTGAATCTTATTTAGTTGGCTTTTAACTTCTTCAAATTTGCCATATGCCTTAGGACGTACACTTGCTGAATCATTACCCCAAGTAATGTAATTATCATATTTAACTTCACGGGCTTTACGGTGACCCGAAGCCAAGTTAGCCATATAGTCCAAAGTTGGCTGAACCATATTCTGATGAGGCAATCTAAATAAATATGTGGTATCTAGATGTAAAACCTCAGTATTTGCCAAATCTAGGATTGGGGCTAACTGGGGAAAGGCTTCGAGTAACATGCCAAGCATATGATCGGAGCCTAATTCGATAGACTCAAAACCATACACATTGTGACCTTGTAACAACTTCAATGGAGATGCCTTAATCTCAACATAAGGCGTTCTATTAATTGTATGCGTATAAAACTTCATAGCCATGTCGGTGTAATCACTAGGGAGAGACTCAAAAGGATGATAAAGCTCCCCTGTTGTTGTCGTTCCATCATCAAGCTTACCGACATGGCGAGTTGCAGCAGGAATACAATAATCACGAATATCACCATTAAACCAATGATGATTATCAAGACTACGTACATAAGTAGGAATGATCGGAATCGCTAACCGCAGAAAATCAAGCATAGCAATTACCCAGATATATGAACTTCTAATACTTGTTGTATGCTCATAAAATTCCCCAATAATTATCGCATTTAATAGAATTAAAATCTCTTTAAATAGATATTAATCTAATATATGAGAACTGTAAACAAAGGAAATCTAATATATGAGAAATAATTGTTATAAAATTGACGAAAGTGAAAAAGGTCATGAAATGAACAGTATAGGCGAACGTATAGAAAAAAAATGTAAGGAACTGAATATCAGCATTCCTGAACTAGCAAATATCGCTGGAGTAAATTACAAGACCCTAAAAAGAAACATGACTGCCGAAGACCCAAACCCTACATTGCAGCACTTAAAGAGATTAAGCATAGCTTTAGGTATGAGTATCGATAATCTTGCATTTGGCGAAGAAGGAAGCACAGATGAAGAAATCGCTATCATTCTTAACGACCTAAAAAATATAGAAAAAGAAGATAAAAAAAGAATCTTATATATGGTTCGAATGATGATTGCCGAAAGCAAAAATAGGAAATGAAAATGGATATTCTAGAAATAGAAGAAAAAATAGGAAAAGTATTTAATAAAACCACTCCTACTGGCAGACTATCAAAAGTAAAGACAAGAAATCTAACAAGTTTTTTATGCGTACTTGTCATGATTGGAATAGAAAAAATAAAAAAAGATCATGATGAAAAAACATTTAAAAAATATATGAATGAACTAAAAAAGTGTGGAATAACAGAGAAATATATAAGAGAAGAACATGAGAAAGAAAGATTTAAAAGAAAGAGCCAGAAAGTAGAATATGTAGAACTTGTATTTGATTTAAATAATCAAGTAACAGAAGGATATATTCCTCCAGAAGGCCAATACAATATAGAAGAAATAATAGGCAAAAAGGTCAAAATATGATCAATAAATCGCCTAAATGATAAAATTTCTCATTTCCTCTAAAAGCTCCGTTATATATAGCTCATAGGCGAAATTAAAAAAAACTTTGGACAGTCAGGCACACTATTAGATAGCAGTGTGCCCTCTCTCAAAATCTCCCAGAAAGGCCAGGCGCGACAAGTCGCTGCCCGCCCTTTCCTCTCCTCAAATTCGCATAATGAGCACTAATGTTAAATGCCATGCGAGTGCGTATGGAAATGGTCGCATCATTGACAAAAAACCCCGCTAGCGCGGGGTCTTTAGTCAACGAACATGGCAAGTAACATAATGCCGTATTATGCGAACTTTCAGATGCTAATCATGATCATCAAAATGTTGCTGATATTCTGAGTTAGGAATTAGATGATCACAGAGAGGGCAAAAAGTATATTCGGCTCTAATTTTAGCCAAAACTTTTGAATTATTTACCCCACCATGAGAATAATAAGTAATCCAAATATCTTCTAACTCTTCTAAAGTAAATGTCATATTTTGCCAATCCTTCAAAAATCACAAGTATTGATTTTATTCATTTTTTTAATCACCGGTTTCAGCTGCAGTGCATTGAGCACTTGTAATAAAATGCCAATCAAAAATCTATTGTAAAGTCTTTTGTTCCGTAACCATGCCACACTTTTAAGTGTCTCATCAACTGATTAAATTGCATTGTACGACCACAGTATGAGCATTGCGTGTAACTCGAAGTTTGATCACGTAAAAAACCGTAGACTACGCCTTGTGACCGAGTTGGATCGGTCACAATTCCCCTGAACGGTTTTTTTTGGTTACTACTACGGTAAAACATATAGACGGTTTTAAGTAATCAGAAAGAAAAAGAACTTTGAGAATTTGCACCGTCTACAGAACTACGCTGTAGGTTAGGCTGCACATAATTATTAGCCTGATAAGAAGAATAATTAGGCTGCATTTGCACTTGAGGCAATGCATTATTTACCTGAGCAGGTCTGTTATTCTGAACCTGAAAATAATTAAATGGTCTATCACCGTCTTCCATCAATTTACGGCAATCTGATTGGCTTACATCATGCAAAATCGTGCCCTGCTGGGTATAAGCAACGTATTTACCATTTTTCTTCATACAACCTGAAAAAACAGGCTTTGCAGTCACTTCATATTGAATCTGTGAAGTATCAACATCATAAGGACGGCTAGGATTATATTTAATTGCTATTGTCTCAATACGAACATCATTAACAGCTTGTAGTTCTGCATTACGTGTTTCAGGATGCATCAAATCAGCATATTGTTCTGGAGTAAGACCAGCCATAGCTGCATCATACTTAGCCCTTTCGGCTAAAGTCATATTAGAAGGATCTGAAGGTAAGACAGGTTCGTCATGGACTTTGGCGGTTACTTCCTTATCACTCATATGAAGATATTTAGTAGCAACCGGATAACCAATCCAAACAGCAAAACCGATGATACCTGCAACCATAGCCACACCCTTAATTAACTTAGGTGGAACCTTAAATTTATGGGTATCTAATACGGTCGATTCATACCAGTTAAAAACCTCTTTATTAGGTCTATAAATCGTAGTTGTACAACCATTTTTAAATGTAGCTTTCTGAAAGTCGTCTGGATCGGATTCAACAAAACCCCAAGAACGTTTGGCAGCAAAAGGAACATTACCATTTCGAACAAGATGAATATGCTCAGACGTAAGGCGTCTAACATGCGTATGAATAAACATCGGATGCTGAGTAACGATAAAAATATCCTTACCCTCATGACGATGCTTTTCTAACAAAGTCATCCAAGTTGGCAAGTCTTCTGTTTTACAGTTAGTCGGTACATCTCTAGTAAATTCCTGTACCTCATCAATAAAAATAACTGATGTTTCTGGTGTATCTACCCAATCCTTAAAGTGGTCAAGAACCTGATATGGAAAAGGTATTTCAGGTTTAAGTCCCCGAACATTACATAAGTAGATTGGACGGCCTTCACTAGACATCTTGTTAGCAAGTTCCATCATCATTGCAGTCTTATAAGAACCAGGCTGCGCTGTAATTAGTTTAATAGCCATAAAATCAACCCGTATTAATACCGAATGCACGAATAGCTACAGACATTAGTTTTAAGCTAAAACATGCAGCTGATGCAGAAAGAATAATGTTCACACACTGGATGAAATCTAAGTACTGAATTACTTCAGCAGCAGTACCGCCAACCGTTGAAAGTTCAGTGGCTTTCTCAACAATTTTTTGCTGCATTTCATCGACAAAAGGTTTAACCGTACTTGATAAAAACAAGTAGATAACGCCAGCCGTAGCAGTCCCCAAAATTAACTTTGCAAATATTTTAAAAACTGCATATCGAAATAAAACCTTCAGTAATGCAGCAACAATAGCCCCAATAAACAATGGCATTAGATAGCCCTCACAGTTGAGTCAAGCATCTTAAAAGCAACCATTAAAGTGCAGAGATGAAGAAGTATTTTTACTAGTGCTAACAAGTCACACCATTGAGATAACGGAACCGTCAAAGACCCATAAATAGGAACCGTAACTGTAAAATCCTGAACACAAGCAGAATTAGAAAAAGTTAATTTATTAGATAATGCCTGCAAAGAACCTGCAGCTTCTGACTGAGCATTAAGAGAACGAGGATCATCAGAAGCATCACCAATCTTTTCATACTGTGATGTATCAAAGTCTGATGAATCAGTCTTCATCATGTCTTTAAAATCAGTAGTCTGTTTCTCAATAGCATCAACAACAGGCTTAACATCTGTAGTTCCGCCACCACCACCGCCAACAGGCTTATTATTGATTGCATTAACTACTTCATTAAGCTTATTAGCTGTAGAGTTGGTATTAGCATCGACAGCAGATTTAACATTGTTTGTAGCAGCCGTATTCGCTTCTACAGCCGTTTTTACAGTAGTAGCGTTAGCATTAACAGCAGCAGTTGTTTGATCAACTGAAGACTTAACAGAATCAAGTTTAGAATTAGTTGTATCTAACTTGCTATTAGTCTGGGTAAGTTTATCTTCAACACGAGAAACAGCATTAACCAATTCAGACTTAACCCAAGTCAATTTATCGGATAAAGCAGAAATAGCCCTAACAACAGGTGATAAATCAATAGTAAAGCTTGTTGAAGTAGTTCCACCACCAGAACCACCTGTAGAAGAACCTGAACCAGAACCAGAGTTATTAATATTAGTACTACCAGTACCAGTATCAATTGGTGTACCAGAACCAGAACCCCCACCATCACCTGTACCTGTACCTGTACCTGAACCACCATCACCAGAACCAGTACCAGTGCCAGAACCACCACCATCACCAGTGCCAGTACCAGTACCTGAACCAGTACCCGTATTAGAAGATTTAACACATAACGCCTGACCATTGAATGAGCCAGAAACGTAACCAGTGCCACAACCTGTAGGTGGTCTATTACAGTAAGTAGCACCACCACAAGTGCCCGTAGGACTTGGTGGAGCCGCACCATCAGGACAAGTAATAGAGCCATCAGCTAGACGAGTACAACCATCGTTAGGCGGTTGATAGCAATCACCGTAAGGATCATTTTTATCGCACTGGCCTGCATCAAGTGGAGTACAAGAAGATACAGGTGTTTTAGAAACGTTATATAACACTGTACTTTGACGATTGTTAGCATGATTCAAAACAATAGAATCAGGTTTTGCTTTAAAGACACAAAACTTATCGCCTAAAGGTTGGCAACGTTGTTGGGGAATTTTACCGCCTGCATCAAAATAAACATACATTGGATAACCCGGATCAGGACACTGTAAGGACTTAGGATCATAATCAGGGTTAGGTACTTGCAAAGAATAAGACCAATTAGAACTATTGTAGTAACAATCAGCACGTGTTCCAGATGCATTGAGTTGATAATGGGAATATGAATAGCCCGGAATACCAGCACCATTATTAACCTGTTTTAAATAATCACAGGAAGGCTCGATAGCTTCGTAAAGTTTACTTGAAGCACTGGATTTCCATAAATATTGTAATTGTGGATTATAAGCAAATGAATTAATTGAAAATAAAAGAGAAAAAATAAAAACTAAATATTTAAAAAACTTCATATAAGCCCCCAACTTTTTTAAATATTTAATTCTTATAAGATGGGGGTATTTCTACCCCCTGAGCCATTAGCTAAAGAAAGCAGCTTTAACCCATTTGAATACAACAGCAACACCCGCAAGACCGAGTAATGCAGCACCAACAGCAGTAATCGCGGCAGTACCGTCAGTTGTTAAAGTTGCAACTGGACCAGCAACATCAACAGCAGCATTGGCATTAGTAATAAGCGCAGCCCCAACAACAGCACCCACCCCAAAACGTTGTGCATTTGAAAGTGTTAAAACACCACGTTTTTCTTGAACAACAACTTGATTTTCCATAACAATCTCCAAGGGTTAAAAACCCATTAGTCTAAGAACGATTTTAAAAACATAGCTGAGACCGTATAAAACTGCGAAAGCAGCAAAAAGACCGATCACCAGATCCATGTTTAAATACCCAATACATGTCGTCTGGTCCGACCCATAAATCAAACAAGCCAACATAATTGAATTCCTTTACTTCCGTTTTTTATAGTAGAGATATAAACCCACTGGATGAGCTATTACCCCTACTACGAAGAAATACCAAACTGCATAGATGACCATTAGAGACATCCCCAATAAATAGGATTGCCGACTTGCGATTAACGCCCCCAAAAGCCGGCAAATTCTTTTTATTTACACTTGTAAAAGTGGATGCAGTAACTTGAATGTTTTGTAAACTCTGCACCGCACTTCTTGCATTTATAAATGTATTCTGCCATAGTGGAAATACACGTAAGTTATTGATTTATTTACATATTATACATTATACGAACAATCGTATAATTCACCATTAAGCCTTTGATTCCATTGGGTTTTTCTTTGGTAATGGCTTAACACTGAAAATTTGCATCTCTGCACCAAACTTAGTTTGTTGCTCTGTAAACTCAATTTCTACTTCTTGGCCATTGTCTGCACACTCTTCAAGAATCGCTTGAATCTGTTCAATAGGCATCATTCCAGCAGCTGGTTTTAAATTGTATTTAACTGGTGAAAATACAGTTGTAGACAAATAACAAGTTGGTTCGCCAGTTTTCTTATTTTCACCACGGTAAACAGATGGAAAAATTGTGCGTTTGTTAAATGATAATTGCATGATAAAAACCTCTCTTTAGGCAACTAGATGTAAACCCTGATTCTTTGGGCTGTATTGTGAAACTGGTTGAACGTAATCTGGTGGCAATTGATCTGCCATCTTGAGTTCGAATAAACGGACAAATGGGATGACTTTACCGTTTGGATTCTTATGTAAATTCTGTAGATGAGAACGGCTAATACCGCAGCTAATAAGCTCTCTTTCACGTTTATAGAAACGTGATTCCAAATGTCTGGACTTTACTTTTTTATAACCATCAATACGCAATGATCGATAGAAATCAAAGGCGTTATAAGCCTTGGTATAACTAGGATTACCTTTCTTGGTATAGGTAACCAATTTAGATTTAAGTAAAGCTTCTAATTCATCATCACTTGCGAAATTCATATATTCACCCTCCATAGTCTTAAGGATTGGGTCAAACGCTACGTGCCAGAGGCGTAGCAATAATTCTGGCTGTTCATGTTGCAGCTTAATAAGCTGAAATAAATTCGATGGATAACCATTCTTGGTTAAATAAGTCTTACAAATACGAGCTTCTAGACGTAAAACAGCATTAGCAAATTGCAAAGCACCATTCATAGCAATAACAAGCGATTTAGAGCGCATACAACCCTTATCTGCTTTCTTCTGAATCTTATTTAGTTGGCTTTTAACTTCTTCAAATTTGCCATATGCCTTAGGACGTACACTTGCTGAATCATTACCCCAAGTAATGTAATTATCATATTTAACTTCACGGGCTTTACGGTGACCCGAAGCCAAGTTAGCCATATAGTCCAAAGTTGGCTGAACCATATTCTGATGAGGCAATCTAAATAAATATGTGGTATCTAGATGTAAAACCTCAGTATTTGCCAAATCTAGGATTGGGGCTAACTGGGGAAAGGCTTCGAGTAACATGCCAAGCATATGATCGGAGCCTAATTCGATAGACTCAAAACCATACACATTGTGACCTTGTAACAACTTCAATGGAGATGCCTTAATCTCAACATAAGGCGTTCTATTAATTGTATGCGTATAAAACTTCATAGCCATGTCGGTGTAATCACTAGGGAGAGACTCAAAAGGATGATAAAGCTCCCCTGTTGTTGTCGTTCCATCATCAAGCTTACCGACATGGCGAGTTGCAGCAGGAATACAATAATCACGAATATCACCATTAAACCAATGATGATTATCAAGACTACGTACATAAGTAGGAATGATCGGAATCGCTAACCGCAGAAAATCAAGCATAGCAATTACCCAGATATATGAACTTCTAATACTTGTTGTATGCTCATAAAATTCCCCAATAATTATCGCATTTAATAGAATTAAAATCTCTTTAAATAGATATTAATCTAATATATGAGAACTGTAAACAAAGGAAATCTAATATATGAGAAATAATTGTTATAAAATTGACGAAAGTGAAAAAGGTCATGAAATGAACAGTATAGGCGAACGTATAGAAAAAAAATGTAAGGAACTGAATATCAGCATTCCTGAACTAGCAAATATCGCTGGAGTAAATTACAAGACCCTAAAAAGAAACATGACTGCCGAAGACCCAAACCCTACATTGCAGCACTTAAAGAGATTAAGCATAGCTTTAGGTATGAGTATCGATAATCTTGCATTTGGCGAAGAAGGAAGCACAGATGAAGAAATCGCTATCATTCTTAACGACCTAAAAAATATAGAAAAAGAAGATAAAAAAAGAATCTTATATATGGTTCGAATGATGATTGCCGAAAGCAAAAATAGGAAATGAAAATGGATATTCTAGAAATAGAAGAAAAAATAGGAAAAGTATTTAATAAAACCACTCCTACTGGCAGACTATCAAAAGTAAAGACAAGAAATCTAACAAGTTTTTTATGCGTACTTGTCATGATTGGAATAGAAAAAATAAAAAAAGATCATGATGAAAAAACATTTAAAAAATATATGAATGAACTAAAAAAGTGTGGAATAACAGAGAAATATATAAGAGAAGAACATGAGAAAGAAAGATTTAAAAGAAAGAGCCAGAAAGTAGAATATGTAGAACTTGTATTTGATTTAAATAATCAAGTAACAGAAGGATATATTCCTCCAGAAGGCCAATACAATATAGAAGAAATAATAGGCAAAAAGGTCAAAATATGATCAATAAATCGCCTAAATGATAAAATTTCTCATTTCCTCTAAAAGCTCCGTTATATATAGCTCATAGGCGAAATTAAAAAAAACTTTGGACAGTCAGGCACACTATTAGATAGCAGTGTGCCCTCTCTCAAAATCTCCCAGAAAGGCCAGGCGCGACAAGTCGCTGCCCGCCCTTTCCTCTCCTCAAATTCGCATAATGAGCACTAATGTTAAATGCCATGCGAGTGCGTATGGAAATGGTCGCATCATTGACAAAAAACCCCGCTAGCGCGGGGTCTTTAGTCAACGAACATGGCAAGTAACATAATGCCGTATTATACGAACAATTATATAGTTTAAACTAATCCCTAGTTATTTCTATCTTTCAGATCTAAAGCTCTCTTTACGTAGCTTTAAAGTTATTTGGCTGAACATCACTATCTGAGCAAAAATATGACACTCATCATTGTCTATTTAGCTTTACATAGCTAACATAATTTTATTGATCACCGTATAGCTTTTCTTAGAATCTTTGCTGCACTTAAATTTAGATGATCATCCTTGGCTAAAGAATTAAAATTTAAATTAAATTTCAGATGAACCATGCTCCTTACTACTCAATTAAATTCTAACAACTTTATCATTACGGAAATTTTAAAATAATCATTCTGATACTCAAATTTCTGTATTCCTCTTGAATACTTTAAAGATTAAATCTTCTAATTTAGTTCGCCTTATTATTGTATAATTACCTTATGTTCTTAAGTAAAATTAAATAAATACAAGAATTATTTATAACCTATTCAAAAGTAATTTTATTTTTCATATTTTAATTTGTATAAATAAAAAATCTGAGCTAAACCATCTCTTAATTTTCATTAATATATATTATTTCAACAAATATTATGGTTAATTAAATTATTTTTTAATCTGGTATTCTAAGTTAAATTTTTATAATTTTAATTAAAGTATTTATTATCAATAATTTAATTTTACAATAACCAAGATACATTAATATTTGTAAAGTGTGATTTAATTATCGTTTTAATAAAATAGATGTAGAAATAAAACCTATTTATACAAATTAAATAATTAATGAGGTATAGGTCACATATTATATTATGTTTTTTAATTGAAATTGATTTATATATTGTTTTTAAATAAAAAATATTGTATCACTTATATTAACTATTTAATAAATAGGTACTTATAAAATGAAAAATAATATATTTAAAATTTTGGTTTTGGCGGTATTTTCTACTTCCCCACTATTTTGTTATGCAAATAACACAATAATGATTAAAGGAAATATTGTTGAAGACACATGCTCAACAAAAAGTAATGAGATAGAATGTAACGAAGTCAACAATTTGAATATTAAACTTGATAGTGAATATTTAAATAAAGATAGTCTCTATAAATTAGCTCAACATACAGAGAAGATGGACACTAGCATTGAAAGTCTAGGTTCTAATCGAAAGATTATACTTATCAATTATCATTAA